TGCTGCCCTCGATCGACGAAGCCATTCAGCGGGCTTTCGATGCGATGCCGAAGCCTAAGGACGGCGAGAGCGTCACGCTGGAGCAGGTGCTGCCCTCTATCGAGGAGGCCGTTCAGCGGGCCGTCGATGCGATGCCGAAGCCTAAGGACGGCGAGAGCGTCACGCTCGACCAGGTGCTCCCGTCGATCGACGCGGCGATCGAGAAGGCCGTTGCGGCGCTGCCGGCGCCTAAGGACGGGATCGGTCTCGCTGGCGCTCTTATCGACCGGAAAGGTGCCCTCATCATCACCGCATCGGACGGTTCCACCAAGGATCTCGGTGTCGTCGTCGGGCGGGATGCCGATATGGCCCGCATCGATCAGGTCATTGCCGAGAAGGTCGCCGCGCTTCCGAAGCCGCGCGATGGGGTCGACGGAGTCGGCTTCGATGATCTGTCGGTCGGTCTCGCCGATGACGGCCGCACGATAGAGCTCCAGTTCGTCAAGGGCGAGAAGAAGAAGGACTTCCGTCTCGTCATTCCGGCCCAGATCTATCAGGGCATTTGGAAGGAGGGCGCCTATCGCAAGGGTGACGGCGTCACATGGGCGGGCTCTCTCTGGGTCGCGCGCGCCGATACGTCAGAGAAGCCCGGCGATGGCAGCGAGGGCTGGCAGCTTGCTGTGAAGCGCGGCCGCGATGGCAAGGACGGCGTCGTCAAAACCGTTACGAAGCCCGAACCCGTAAGACTGAGGTAGGCCGATGCGCCAATTCATCAAAATCACGGACGCCGCGGATGATCTCGCGCTGCTTTCGATCGAGGAACTGCGGGCGGCCGTCGGTGTCACCGGCGGGGCTCAGGACGCCGATCTCACCGCGCTGGGCTTGAGGATCGCGGCGGCGATCGCCGCGGAGTGCCATATCGCGGCCGGCGCCGGGGGCTCGCCGACGTTGCTGCAGGAGACGATCGAGGAAACCATTTTCGGGGCATCCGGTAGCTGCTTGTTCCTCTCTCGCCGCCACGAAGTCGAAGTTCTGAGTCTCACGGTGGACGGAGCTGCCCTCGACGTCGAAACCGATATTTTTGTCGATCCGGAGGCTGGTCTTGTGACACGGCTCGCTGGCGGCATGCCGGGTCGTTGGCACGCGAGTAAGGTCGTCGTCACCTACAAGGCTGGTTTCGAGACGGCTCCTGGCGATCTCAAAATGGCTGCCCTGGACTTCGTGCGTCTGGCTTGGGCCGAGCGCGATCGGGATCCCGCCCTGAAGAGCGAGCGGACCGAAATCGTCGGCGTCGAAGTCAAGCAACGCGATTATTGGGTCGGCTCCGTTCCCGGGCAGCAGACCGAATCCGCCGTTCCGGATGTCGTCGCCGGCCAGCTGCAGCGCTTTCGCAATTCGGTGCTCGCATGACGCCGGCAGAATTGATCGCCGATCTCGACAAATCTCTGGCGAGAGCGGGCGAGACCGTCATCGTGCGTCGCTACACGGCACCGACGGGTGACCCGCGGCCAAAGGTCGAAGCGACCACGAAGGCCTCGGTGCGCCCGGTGCGGGCCGATGATCTCGTCGGCAATATCGACCAGACCTTTTCGATGGTGATCACTAGCCCGACGGCGATCGTCGCGCTGCTGCCGCTCAAGAAGGGCGACAAGGTCGTGATCCAGGGCCGCGAGCGTAACGTCGAATTCCCGCGTCCGATTTTCGTGCAGGACGTGCTCGTGCGTTTAGAGCTCGTCGTCGGAGGCTGACATGGCGAACGTCTCCGGACGCCTCGAAACCTTCGAGCGCGATATCAAAGTCGTGACGGAAGGTCTCTCGCAGACCGCCATTGCCGCCGAGCTGGCCGCTTTCGCGAAGGAAGAGCTGCGCAAGGCGATCGCCACGGGCGAGGCCAGCTCGAGCTACGATCGCTACGTCAATGGTGTCCTCGACGCTCCAGAGGAGAGCGTTATTCCGCCTGGACCGATCCTTTATGTCTTCGGCTACTGGTCGCTGATCATCCGTACCGCGCTCGAGGAACTTCGGCGGCGCGTTCCGGTGAAATCGGGCCGCTATGCCGGTGGGTTCATCGTGCTCGCGAATGGCGTCCCGGTTCAGAAGTATGCCGAGATCCCGTCGGACGCCGAGGTCGTGATTTTCAACGCGCGGCCGTACACGCGGAAAATGGAAGTCGGCGCCAACCGGACCGGCAAGCGGCACTTTGTGAACTCGAGCCAGGCGCTGAATCGAAAGTTCCGCGGCACCTCGGTTTGCCAGGTGATCTATCTAAACGTGCTGTCCGGCATACACGCCGATGTTCCATACATCCTGCGAGGCACGCGATCTCGATCGACGCGCCGAATTCGCAAGGACCGGCAGCCCGGGATGCCGATCACGTATCCGGCTCTCGTTCTCAACATGGTGCAATAGGAAATGGCCAGCGCTGAGGTTTTCGACGTCATCGAGCAACGTCTCGGTGCCGAATGGGGAAGCACGCCCGTCGTCTTTGAGAACGATCTTTGGTCGGCTCCCGATACTCCGGCGCCTTTCGTATTCGTCGAGGTCTTTGGCGATTTCTTTTCCCAGGCCTCGATTGGTGGCGGCGAGGGCCTTGAGGCAAATCTGTGGCGCGAAGAGGGGCAACTTCTGCTGCACGTCATGACGCCGAACGACACCGGCTCGCGGGCCGCGCGCGTCACGGCAAAGCAACTGCTCGACCTGTTTCGTGGACAAGAAATCGGAGGCGTCGTGTTCCGCGACGCCGCGATCGGCGCCGGAGAACCCGGCAGGAACTTCGCGAACTACTACGCAATGACTGCCTCGGTGACGTGGCAGAGGGATCAATAAGGAGCACGACAATGACCGACAGCAACAGAGTCCGCTTGTGCAGCGTTCGCGAGGATACTTTCGGCGTCACGCCGGACACGCCTCGCATGCGTACCGCCCGTATGACGGGCGAAGGCCTGCAATATCAGCCGCAGTTCGTCACTTCGAACGAGCTGCGTTCGGACCGCATGAACGCGGACCCGACGAAAATCAACGAGACCAACCAGGGCCCCGTCAATCAGGAGCTGAGCTATCCGGTTGACAGAAGTCCTTTGTCGGATTGGCTTGCCTCGTTGATGTTCAACGATTGGGTCAATACGCCATCGCGGGACAACGACGGCACCGCCGATAGCGTCATCACCGGCGTCGCCGCTACCGGTGGCATCATCACCGTTACCAATGGCCCGGCCTTCGTGGCTGGCCATCTCATCAGGAACAGCGGGTTCGGTGTCGCGGGCAACAACGGCCTATTCAAACTGACGACTGGCTCAGCCACGGTTCCCGCCGTCGGCGACACGATTCTGACGGATGAAGCGGCGCCGCCCGCGAACGCCCGGGTCAAAGTTGTGGGTCTCGAGGGCGCTGCCGGCGACATCGAAACGCTGGCCGATGGTCTCAAATCGACGGCGCTCGATTTCACGTTGTTCGGCTTGGTCCCGGGCCAGTGGGTCAAGGTCGGTGGCACCGGCAGCACCTTCCGCTTCGCGACTGCAGCCTGCAACGGCTACGCTCGCATCAGCGGTCCGGTCACCGCACACAAGATCCCGCTTGATAACTTGCCGACGGGCTGGGGTGTCGATGACGGCTCCGGCAAGAAGATCCGCGTCTTCTACGGCGATCAGATCCGCAACGGCACGACCCGCATTTCGAACACTCTCGAGCGCGGGTTCCTCGGTCAGGCGGTCCCCACCTACATCGCTCAGCGTGGCATGGTCGTCGGTCAGGGTGACTTCAACTGGACCACGGAACAGATCGCCACGCTGGTCCTGACGTTCAACGGCCTCAGCGGCTCCCAGGGAACGGCACCGCTCGATGCCAGCCCTGATCCGGCGACCACCAACGGCGTCATGTCGGCGAACGTCAACGTCGGCCGCATCGCAGAGTCCGGCGTCGCCGTTTCGTCGCCGAACTACATTCGTGCAGCGACGCTGTCCATCAACAACAACCTGCGAATGATCTCTGCCGTCGGCAATGTCGGCGCGGTCGATATCGGTGCCGGTGAATGTGCTGCCACTGGTCAGCTCGAGACGTACTTCGGCGATAACAGTCTGCTGGCGAAGCTCATCAACGGCACCGTCGGCAACTTCAACATCCGGACGTCGAAGAATAACCAGAGCTTCATCGTCGCCCTGCCGCGGGTCACGTTCACGGATGGGTCGCCGTCTGCCGGCGGCAAGAACCAGGACGTCACGCTGCCTCTCAACTATCAGGCCAGCCTCGACACCGTGACCGGCGCTCAGGTCCTCTTCGATCGCTTTGAGTACGTCGAGTAAAGCGTCCACCTAGACACGATTTTTGGGAGATACATCGTGGCCGTTAAACTTTCATCGTTGCGTGCAGATCTTGAACGCGAAGAGACCGGCGATTGGGTTGACTACCCCGATTGGCCGGGAGTCGCGTTCAATGTCTCGTCATTGCGCAAGCCCGCATATGTTGCCGCTCAACAGATCATGTTGCAGCGGTTTCACCGCAAGTACAAAGGCAAGACTGCTCCTGTTGCAGAAGAGGCCGAAGAAGTTGGCAGGCTGGTTTGCAAGCACCTCCTGCACGGATGGCGTGGTCTCGATGAGGAATATTCGTCGGCGCGAGCCCTCGAAATCCTGACTGATGAGTGTTTCTACGAATCCGTTCTCAAAGCCGTATTGTGGTGCGCCGGCAAGATCTCGGAACTTGATGTTGAGTTTATCAAGGATGAGGAAAAAAACTCAGAAGGGCCTTCCGCCGACGAGTTCTCGGGGAAGGCCAATACGGAAACTGGCTAAACCGTCTCGCTGACGAGAATCCGGAAGAGGCAGCGTTCATCGCCGTTCCGGACACCGACGAGTTCGAGCTGGCGCCCTGGCACGAACTCTATCTCAGGGCCTGGGAGTCGCTCCGCTACGATCGCGTCTATGGCGCCTTCGGTGGCCAGCTACCGGTCTCCTACGCCGCAATCACTCAATACGCCAAGGACAACGAGATCGCCGGGCAAGACCTGGCGACCTTTCGAGAGCTGTTCGCCGTCCTCGACGACGAATGGCTGCAGCATGTCGCTAAAACGATGAAGGAGAAGCCGTCACATGACGACAAAGCTTAGCGAGCTTCGCGTCTCCGCCGACATGAATGCTTCGAAGTACAAGTCGGGCATGGACCAGAAGGTTGCCGCCGACAACGCCGGCACGGCGTCGAGCCAAAAGCTCGGCGCCTCCATGGCCCAGACGTATCAGAAGATCAGCCAGGCTGGCAGCATCGTCGATCGTCTCTCCAAGCAGTACGTTGCCGGATATGCGGAAGCGGCAAAGTTTGAATCCGCTATCCGTGCTCTGGGTCGCGGCATGGAGACGGGTAACGTCTCGCTTGCTCAGGCCGGCTCGATCATCGACGGGCTCTATAAGAAGTTCGGCATGGCCGCCAACGCTGCCCAGGTTCAGGCCGCGGGATATGCAAAGCTCGCCGATGTCGTCACCCAGAAAAATGCCGAGATCGCGCGGAGCGGCAAGCTCGTCACCGTGACTGGAGCCGAGATCGCAGCCGGTATGTCGGCGATCGGCCGCCAGGCGCTCGATGTCGCCAACCAAAACGACAAAATCGCGGCTGGGTTCGCGCGGCTTGGTAGCTCTGGCAACACCGTCAAGGCCAGGGTCACCGATATCGCCACTGGCATGTCCGTCTATGGCAAAGAGGCCCTAGCGACGAGCGTCCAAAACGAGCGGCTCATCACCGGTATGACGCGTTTCGGTGGTGTCGCGAAACAGACCCAGGCCGGTATCCTGGCGACGGGCAAAGCCGCGGCACTTTCAAAACAAGATCTTATGAACTTGGGCTTTCAGCTCAACGATATCGTCACGATGGCGTCTCTCGGCGCGAGCCCGCTGCGGATCCTCGCCTCGCAAGGCGGTCAAGTATTTCAAGTCCTGCAGCAGGGGCAGGGCGGCGTCCGGGCGTCGTTATCGTTTCTATACGATGAGGCTGTTAAACTCCTCACGCCCTTCCGACTCCTGACGGCTGGCGCCATTGGTCTCGCGGCCGCCGGTGTGGCAGTCGGCGTCTCCTGGCGCAATGCCCAGCAGCAGATCAATCTCGCCCTTATGGGCGTCGGTGGCGCCGCTCGAGTCACGGCCGGGGATATCAACAATATCTCGCTAGCGGTTGCCGCTGCCGGTGAACTGTCCGTCAGCGAGGCCCGCGAGATCGCGCTAGCGATGGCGTCAACCGGCAAAGTGAGCGCCGATGTGATTTCCCGCGTCACCGCGCTGGGGCATCAAGTAGAACTCGTGTTCGGGACCGACGCCAAAGGCGCCGCGGAACTCTTGGCCGGCGCGCTCGCCGATCCTGCTAAGGGCGTCGATGATCTCAACAAGCGCTTGATGGTATTCGACGACGCGACGTCGCAGAACGTCAAGAACCTGTCGACGCAGAACCGTCTCTTTGACGCGCAGTCGATACTTGCCGCCGGGCTCGAGAAGTCGATCGGCAAAGCCAGCGACCAGACGACGCTCTGGGGCTTTGCCTACGACAAGCTCGCATCAAAAGCTTCGTACGCGTTTGCCGTCATTGGGCAGGGCGTCAATCGTGCGGCCGGGTTCCAGGATACCAAGGAGGCGCTGCAAGACGCGCAGGCCAAGCTCGATCAGATGCTGTCCTCAAAGTCGGGTTACATGGCTGGCGGCAGGGTTCCTGTGCGCTTTTCAACGGCCGACGTCGAGGCGCAGATCGAGAAGATCCGGCAGCTCGCCGAGGCCTATAACAAGCTTGCCGACGACCAACAGGACGAGGCACACGTTCGCGAATCCCTGGACTTCGGTAACATCGTCCGCGGTATCGATCCTTCGCTCTCGAAGCTCGCCGAACTCGAGGCACAGCTGAAACGCATTCGGGAGGACCTGTTCGACCCGAGCCTTACCAGTCGGATGGATGAGAATACGTTCGCCGCCGGAATCCATGCCGTCACCGCGCTCGAGGCGCGCGTCGCGCTCGAAAAGCAATACATTGGTCTGGCTGTCCGCGGATACGGTATCAGCAGTTCGACGCTCGGTCAGGCGATCAAGGAGAACCAGGTCGCAATCGAGGGAATCAACGCTCGCACTCCGGCGCAGAAGGCCGATATCGCCTATCAGCAGACCTACAACTCGCTCCGGCAGCAGGGCGTCAGCATCGCTGAATCGAGCATTCGCGGCGAGCAGGCGCGCACTCAGAGCCTGGCGCAAAGCCAGCACGATCTCTCCGAGGCCGCGCGCGATCGCCTGTACCAATCGCGCCAGGACCTCGAGCAGGGCGCGCTGCAGAACAGCCTGATCGGGCGCAGCGTCGAGGTCTCGACGCGGCTCACGGCGCAATTCCAATTGCTCGCCGCCGCGAAGGCCGAGGCCTTCAAGAATGGCACCACGGTCTCGATGAAGGAGCAGCTGCAGGCTCTGATCGATGCCGATGAGAAGGCGCGCCAGGCCGCCGACGCCGCCCGTCGGAACATTGCCACCGATCTATCGTTCTCTAGCGCCCAACGTGGCAGGTCCTCGATCGACCAGGACGTCTATTCGACGATGCGGTCCGCAGGTCTCCTGGATAACGGCGAGATCGTCGGTGCCCAGAACCAAAGGATCGCGGCGCAGATCCGGTTGAATGCTGAGATGGAGCGCTCGATGGAGATCCAGAAGGATTTCGCGAGCGATTTCCTGCACGGCATGCTTCAGGGCAAATCCGCGGTCGAAGCGCTGAGCAATGCGCTGTCAAACCTTGCATCGAAGATTCTCGACAACTCTCTGAACACGCTCTTTGCGGGGCTCAGCGGCTCCGGCGCTCTATCAACCGGTGGCGGCATTTTCGGGGGCAACATTCTGCCGGGCATCCTTCACGCCGGCGGCGTCGCCGGCAACGATAACTATCCGACGCGCAGCGTGCCGGCGATGGCATTCGCCGGAGCACCGCGCTTCCACAACGGCGCCGCGCTCGGTCTGAAACCGGACGAGATGCCTGCGATCCTGCAGAAGGGCGAAGTCGTTCTGCCGAAGGGCTTCAGCGCCGCTGCTGGCGGCGTCACGGTTCCGGTCTCGATCTCGATCGACGCCCGGGGCGCCGATGCGACCGGGCTTGCCGCCCTCCAGTCGCAGATCGCCAAGCTCGAGGCGAGCCTCCCGAACCTCATCGTCAAAGTCATCCATACGTCGCGCGATCGCAGGGCTGCATAATCATGGGAATCATCTTTTCGACGGCCAGCACGCCTCGGGTTCTCCCGGAGCGTGATGACGGCTTGTTGCCGTTTAAAAGCGTTACGTTTCTGCCGCAATACCAGCAGTCGAAGCCGCAGACTCGAGGGGCAAAGCCTCAGGTCGCAAATATCGGCGACGACTACTGGCTTGTGCAGTACGCGACCTACGACATGCATTGGTACGAGGCCCTGGCCTACCAGGCGTGGCTCCATAGCCTTCGTGGCGGCATGATCCCGTTCTGCGCCTGGCATCCGTTGCTCAGGTACCCCATCAACTATCGCAATGGGTTTGCTGGGCTCACGCGCGTCGGTGGCGGCGCTTTCGACGGAACGTGCAAGGTCTACGGCTTCGCCGAAACTCTCGACGCGATCACGCTCTCCAATCTCCCGGAGGGCTTCACCGTCGCGATTGGCGATCGCTTCAGCGTTCCGTTTGGTTCGCTCCAGCTCCTGCACGAGGTCGTCTCCGGCGGTGTCGCCGCGGCTAACGGCCGGGTCACGCTCGCGATCGAGCCGACGCTGCCGATTTCCTTCGTGGCATCGACGGATGAGGCTCCGGTGACGGCAACATTCAACAAGCCGTGGATGCTTGCCAGCCTCGATGCCAGCAGCGTCCAGGGTCCCTTCGAAGAGGGACTCTACGGGGCCGTCTCGTTCAGCGCGGTGCAGATCTAACATGCGGACAATTTCGGAAGGTGGCCTCGCTGCATTGAACAGCGGGCGGTACGGCGTGCGCGTGCTCGTCAAGCTGATGCCGTCGTCGCACAGCCCGCTCTGCTTTTGGGATGGTACCGGCGATATCTCGGCCGGTGGCGACACCTACGTCGGCATGCGGGGCAAGTTCTCGATCGAGCCGTCGCAGTCCGCGAAGGACCTCTCGATCCGCAATCTGAACATCAAGTTCTCTGGGCTCGATCCCGATATCATTGGGATGGTGGCCGGCGTCGCCTGGCAGCAGCGCCCGGTGTTGGCGCAGCGCGCAACGTTCGCGCCGAACTCGCCGCAGATCCTGCATCTGTTCCCTGAGTTCTCAGGGTTCATGGATACGCTGACGTGGAGCGAAATCGTCGACGGCACGACGTCATGCGTGCTCGCCTGCGAAAGCGCATCCCGCGAGCTGTCGCGGTCGGGATCGCGCACATCGTCCGATGCCGATCAGCGGTCCAGGGACTCGAGCGACGCATTCTTTTCCGCGGCGTCGTCGGCGGTTTCCCAGACGATCGATTGGGGTCCGAACCCGCAGGCGGCTCCGAAGCAAAAGGCCGGCGGCTTGGCTGGTTTCCTCCAGGGGATATTCGGGTGATGTTTTCCGGTCAGCGCCGGTCCGATTGGCCGGAACGCCTCGAGTTCGCACTCTCCGAACATCGCAAAGGCGCCTACCAGTATGGCCAGTTCGACTGTGCCGTCCTGTTCTCTGACGTCGTCTGGGCGATGACCGACGTCGATCCCTTCGAGGAAGCCGGGAAGTGGCACAGCGAGTTCGGCGCGTTGAAGGCGCTGGCACGCACGGGCCACAACACCGTGAAGTCGTTCTGCGACGCCAAGTTCGAGGCGATCGCGCCGTCCATGGCCCGCCGCGGCGACGCCGGTTATGTCGAAGCGATCCATCCATTGCTCTGTCCGGCGATCGTCATCGGCGCCGAAGCGATTACGCGCGACGAGAAGGGCGGCTGGATCCGGTTTCCCGCTTCGCAGCTCACCACAGCCTATAGGATCGGATAGCGATGGGATTTCTCGCCGCCCCTATCGTCGGCTTTCTCGGGCTGACGGGCGCCGCCGCGCTCATCGGCGAGGGCATCATTGGCATCGGTCTGTCCTTTGGCGTCTCCTATCTCGCCAAGAAGCTGCAGCCGAAGTCGAGCAGCGCATCTGCACAGGGCATGCAGTTGTCGCTCAGCTACGACATCAACGGGCCGCGCCAGATCCCGTTCGGGAAGGTCGCATCGGCGGGGACGCTCGTTTATCACAACGTCTACGGTCCCAACGGCAACGACTACGTCCAGCTCGTCTTCAAGCTTGCCGACGTCCCCTGTACCTCTCTCGAGGGCGTCATCGTCGCTGGCAAGACGGTCACTCTCGGAGACGTCGAAACTACGGCGCATGCGTCGGGCCGCAAGGTCACCGAGTATCCCGGTGCGATGTGGATCGAATTCCACGATGGTGCGTGGGATCAAGCGGCCGATGCGGACCTAGTCGCCCATTCGACTTCGAGCCCGTCCTGGTCGACCAACCATCGCGGCCGCGGCGTCTGCTACGTCCGTGTCACGCTCAAATTCGACGCCAAGCTCTACAAGTCCGGTCTGCCTGCCTTCGTTTGGGTCTTCAAGGGCGCCAAGCTTTACGACTGGCGCAAGGACTCGACGAACGGTGGCACCGGCGCCCATCGTTGGAACGACGAGAGCACGCGGGAATACAGCGACAACGCGACGGTCTGCCTCTACAATTTCATGCGTGGCATCAACGTCAACGGGATCCGCGTCGGCGGCATGAACGCCCCGCCGGACTCGCTGCCGGCGGCGGCGTGGACCGCGGCGGCGAACGCCTGCGACGAGGACGTCAGTCTCAAATCCGGCGGCACCGAGAAGCGTTATCGGTTGAACGGCATCGTCTCCGTCGACACCGAGAACGCTACCGTCGTCCGTGACATGCTATCGGCGATGGCGGGCTCCCTGGCGGACGCTAGCGGTGTCTTCAAGCCGTACCCCGGCGTCGCTCAGACGCCCGTTCTGACGATCAGCGACGCCGACCTGATCAGCGATGTCGAGCTTTCCTTCGTTCCGAACCTCTCGCGATCGAACCTGGTCAACGCAGTCTTTGGGTCGTTCTCGGATCCCGCCCAGAACTATCAATCCGCCGCTCTGCCGCCGCGCATCTCACCGGATGATATCGAGGCCGACGGTGGCGTCGAACTCTCGGCGAATTACGCCCTCGACTACGTCTCGAGCGGGACGCAGGGTCAGCGCATTCTCGAAATTTTCCGGCGGCGCAATCGCTTTCAGCACGGCCTCACGTTCTCGATGCGGGCGTCTGGCGCCGTCCTCGAGGCGGGCGATTGGGTCACCGTCAACTTCGATCGATACGGCCTCAGCGGTCTCGTCTGCGAGGTCGTACAGGGCACCTTGAATCGGGATGCCACGGTTCCGCTCGAGCTTCGCGAAGTCTCCGGCGATATCTATGCCTGGAGCCCGGTCGATGACGAACTCGACCCGCTCGTCCCACACGACGTCGGCGCCGGCAGCGCCCGCTTTTCGACGATCACCGGCATTCTGGTCCAGTCGATTTTGTTCGAGACCGAGGGTGGCGAGCAGACGCCTGGTCTGCAGATCTCCTGGGATGCCGTAACCGATCCCACCGTGACTGGCCTCGTCCTCGAATACCGCAAGGTCGGTGACACCGCGTTCCTCCCTAAGGCCGTGCTCAATGCGGGCGGTACCGCCGAAGATCCCGACCGCGGTGAGATCACGGTTCTTGAAGGCATCCAGGGCGGCGTCACCTACGAGGCGCGGCTCCGTCTCGTCACCATGCCCGATCGCGCGACAACGGCGACGGCATGGACACCGACGGACAATCCGACCGATCCGCAAGTCGTCGCGGTCGCCGCTCTTGCGAATAACATTCCGGACGGCGTCGTCACGCCGGCGAAACTGTCGGCACAGACCCTACTCGAGCTGCGGATCAATACCGAGCTGTCCTCCGTTCAGGCCTCTGTTTCGGACCGCGTCGACCGTATGCGGCAGTTGATCCAGCAGACCGCATCGGACGCGCTGGGCCTTGCGGCAACCAACCAAGAAGGTATTCGCGTCACCCAGCAGCGTATCAGCACGCTGACCGTCAGCTTCTCACAGTTCAAGGTGGACGTGACGGCAGCGCTGCAGGACCCGGTTACCGGCATTCCGGCCGTTGCCGCGGCGGTCAGCAGCCTTGAGTCCCGCGTTGAGATAACCGAGGAGGGCATCGCGGCGGCGTCGGCGCGGGCATATCTCGGCATCGCCATCTATGGAAGCATGGGGCTGATTAGCGGCGGCATCGACATCTTTGGAAACGATCTGTTCTCGAGTGTCGGCATCACCGCGAACCGTTTCTTCATTCTCGATCCGAGTGCCGACCCAAGCGATCCAGCGGCACAGCCGTTCGTAATCGGACAACGTGCCGACGGTTCAACGGGCGTCATCATCAACGTGCCGCTGACGGTGCCGAAGGGCGGCATCACGTCGGATCATATGACCGTCGAGAGGCTGGACGCGATCACCGGGCACATGGGCGAGATGATCACCGGCAAGCTCCGGCGTCCCGATAACCTCGTCTACTTCGACCTCGATCAAGGCGAGATCCGGATCACGACGCCGCAGATGATGGATTTCCGCTTCAGGGTCAACCTCGTCAACTTCCCTTGCCTTTTCCATTGAGGATCAAACATGTCTGACAATTTCTCGATGACCGACTCCGCAGCGGTCGACACACAAATCCGCGCCCCTGAAATCTCCAGCGTCAAGTATCCGAACCTCGTCGGCTGGACGCCGAGGCGATTGCTATCGGCGGCCAGCACAAACTTGACCAGCGTCAAGGCCGCTAAAGGAGCGATCGGTTTCATCAGTGTTTGGAACACCAACGCTGCGGCGCGTTATCTCAAGCTTTACGACAAGGCCTCTGCGCCGGTCGTCGCATCGGACATACCGATTATGACGATCCCGATTCCAGCGGGTGGCCCGCGAGAGATCCAGTTCCCTGGCGGCCTCTTGTGCAGCTTAGGCATTGCCTACGCGATGACGGTCAATATTGGCGACACCGATGCAACGGCAGTGGCCGCTGGCGACATCACCGGAATGATGGGCTATCTGTGAGCCAAGTTCGCAACTTCATGGTCAACGCTCGCGGGCGCGGGGCTGTCTGGACCGGCGATGACGATTTGCCGTTCTGGAAGCCCCGGCAATATCTCGACCGTGTAAAATTTCATACCGATTTGGATTACATCCGGATCGTTCGTGAAATTCCGCTGACGCTCAATCTGCCGGCCATCAGCAGCGTCACCTACGGCCCCGAAGAGACGTTTTCTTATAAGTTGTTTGATCATGGTCTGGGCGGCTTTCCCTTTATTTTGGGAGAGACCGTCGTAAACGGCGAGCGCGTCGCGTTCACTGGCTCTGTGCCGGTCCAGCTCTGCATCAACTATGGTGGCGCCGAGGGCTGGTACGCGCGTTGGCTTGCGCTCGGCGCCGACGCAACGAGCGTCTATATCCACGAATATGACGTCTTCTACTACAGCAACGCCACCTACGGCTCGTCCTTTCCAGCCCTCAGCCTTCCGATCACGGTTTATCTGACTAATGAGCTTCTGGACGTCGATACGCCACGACAGCGCGTCGGCGAAGCGACTCTCTTCACGCCGAACCGGGTCAAGTTCGCAGATGGATTGTGGGACACCAATAACCGCTACATTCGGAAGGTGTCGAATCCCGCAAATAAAACGCTCAACATGGCGCGCGGACCGACTATCGAACTCAACAGGTGGACCAGCGGCGTCAATACCGTTGCGGAGTGGCGCTGGCGGGCAAACGCCGCGACGGTCATAGGCGGTACTACACCGGGCAACTTAACCCATTTCGCTCCGCCGGATGGTTTTAACACCCCGCTCGATATTTCCCTCGGCGGTGGACCGATACCCGGCAATCGCAACGCGTTTAGTGCGAGGGCTGGCCGCATCACTGCGTCGGGTCCTGGCGGTCGATCGATGTTCGACAGCGACGACGGGCTGTTTCATGTTCTCGACAAGGTCTCGGGTGCGGTTACGATCCCCGCTGTCACTTGGGGGGCTGGATCCAGCGTAAATTCGACGACGGACTATGTGATCGGAACGGTCGATCCGCTGTGCACCGATGTCGTCGGGTCGATCAAATTCACGCTCAACAATTATGCCGCCGGCATGGCCTATGACCGCTGGCACACGATGTTCGGCGGTTCATCGGCTATTTGGGTCGTTGATGGATCCAATCTCGCAGGTTCCGTCTCGAACGGGAACACCTACGAAATGTGCTGGTACTCGATCCTCGTCCAGTCCGGCCAAGTGATTTTGCGTCGGCGTCTCTACTGCAGCCAGAACATGCAGCATTCCACTTACTCGATCCTCTCCCACAAGATCGACGTGAAACTGAAAGCCGGTCTCTTCACGTGACCGCCTAAAGACTACCCCTGAAAAAATAGGATAATCCAATGAGCGGCGAACAATGGGTTCGGACGTCTGGCGTTTCTATTGCCAATGGCGGCAACGTTTTCTCGGCTGTTGCTGCGGTGTGGAAAACCTATGCCCGCCCTGGCAATGGGATCAGCTTCGACGGTGGTTCGAAATACTACGAGATCGCGTCCATCGACGAAAACAACGAGGGAACGATTGTCGGCACGTTCGCCGAGGTTTCCGTCGTCGATGGTTCCTGCATCATCGACAATCGCGGCAACGGCTACACGCCTGCGGAGGTCGATCTTCTGCGGCGTATCAATGCGCTGCTCGCTGGTAAGACGTACTTCTTCAGGACGAACGGACCGCCCGACACCGATGTAGGAACCGAAGGTGACCTAGCGGTCGATGCAGCCGCTCGCATTATGTATTCAAAAGACCAGCCAGGGTGGGACACCGGCACCTCTTTAGGCGGTCCCGGTTACGGCGGCGAAAGCGCGACCTCCAACACCATTGCCACCAGCGGCGTGAAGACCTGGGACTTCCCCGAGGGCTACGCCTACGTTTCCGGCCAGTACGTGCGTGCGATCGCCCGCTCCGCGCCGGCCAATTACATGGAAGGACCGATTACGGCTTATGGCGGTGGCGTTCTCTCGATCGACGTCAAGGCCAAGCTTGGATCGGGTACGTTCGATCTCTGGGATTTCGCAGTCACCGGCGTTCAGGGCGCACAAGGCAACACGGGTGCGAAAGGCGATACGGGAAACACTGGCGCGAGCGGGGCAAGCGCTGGGCTGACGTGGAACTATAGCAACAACGCCGCCACGAACACTGACCCCGGCGCCGGTAAGGCCCGCCTCAATCACGCGACGATCATGGCCAATGTGACCGAGATGGCATTCTCGGACACGACCGTCGATGCTGGTACGCCGAACGCTCGCGCCTTTGTCGGTTCTTGGGGCAACCCGACGTCTACAGTGAAGGGCTATGTATTCCTCCGCAAAAAGACGGGCGTGCAGAATCTCGCGCTGTTCTCTGTCTCGGCAATCACGGCGCAGACCGGTTATACGCGCGTCACCGTCGCGCATATCGCGAGCGCCGGCACATTCACCGACCTCGACGATTTGATCGTCGATTTCCTTCGTACCGGCGACAAGGGGGACACGGGAGCCAAGGGCGATAAGGGCGATCAGGGCAACGCGGGTTGGTCGCCTGTCTTCGCCAACGAGTCGGACGGCGCAAGGCGCGTGCTGAAGGTCACCGATTGGACGGGCGGCGCTGGCACGAAGCCTGCAATCAACAAGTACGTCGGCTTGACCGGCCTAGTGGACGCCATCGGCTCCGGCGTCGATGTCCGTGGTGCCAGCGGCGCGAACTTCAATCCTGATGCTCGAGGCGCTTATGTGACGCGCTCGACATACGATGCGTCGGACGAGGGCTTCTGCTTCCTCTCGATCGACGGCGACGGGCTCGGAGGTACAGCTGCTGTTCTGTTCTTCAAAAATAGCGCGACGTCCGGGGACTGGTCGGACGCAACTCCGTTTCAGGGTCCGAAGGGCGATACCGGAGCAGCCGGAACGACCGACTATAACGCTCTTTCGAATAAGCCGGCGCTTGGTACCGCAGCGCCACTCGATGTCGATATCGACGGAACGCTAGCCGCGAACGCCGACAACAAGATCCCGACGCAGAAGGCCGTCGCCACGGCGCTCGCGAACCGAACCGGTCCCTTCCGTGCGGGCGGCGTTCGTGGTGCCGCGAACATGCTCAACGGCGACGAAGGGTTTTGTGCTGATTTCATCACGCGCACCGCATTCATCAACGACTACGCCGACACCCTTTCTAATGTCGGCCGGCCCGCGGACCTTTTGACCGTCGTTCGGTCAACAACCAAGTACGTCATGGGACGAGCGGGGCTCCTGACGTCGGTCGCCGCAAACGTGCTCGCCTACGACCATGACCCGGTGACGGGTGCTCCGCTCGGCGTTCTGGTTGAAGGGTCTCGAACGAATATCCTTCTCCAATCTCAAACCCTCGACAACGCCAGTTGGTCCAAGACACGAGCAACTGTCACGGCGAATGCCGTCGCAGCGCCTGACGGGACGACGACAGCTGACAAGATTGTTGAGGACAGCACGGCCTCGGCCACGCACAACACGTCGCAAGGCACCCTGACGTTTTCGGCTGGAAGGTATATCGGTTCGTGCTGGCTGCTGGCGGCAGGTCGTACCGCCGCCCGGATGCAGATCAACGACGGGACGACGTCGTTCACCGCCGACTTCGATTTGTCCGCCGGTTCGGTTACTGCCACGTCCGGAGCGACGGCACGCATAACGAAATATCTCATTGGCGGGGTGGCTTGGTATCGTTGCGAGCTATACGCGACCGTTGCCGCGACGTCGTCGGGCTCGTTGACGATCTTCCTGATGAGCGGTGCAGCGGTCAGCTATAACGGCGACGGCACGAGCGGCGTTTACGCATGGGGCGCGCAGCTAGAACTGACGACCAACGGCGCGCGTGCATCGTCTTACATTCCGACGACGACTGCATCCGTCGCGCGCTCTGCTGACCAGATTTACATTCCGGTTTCGGCTTTGCCAGGAACGCCAGCCAACGCTTGCACGATCTTCATCGAGGGGATTCTGCGCGGGGCCAACGGTACCGTTGGCGCCACAAACGGCGGCCTTCTGCAGCTACTCCAAGACTCGACCAATCGTTCCGGTCTGCGCTTCATCACGTCTGCCACGACGGGCGCTTACGTGGACTCGCAAATCATTGTGTCGAACGCCAGCCAAGCTGACACGGGGAACATCACCGTTCTCGATGATGTCGTGTTCAAGAGCGCGATGGCTTGCGGCATCAACGATATGGCGACCGTTGTGAATGGCGGGGTGGCAAGCACGGACAACTCCTACTCATTCCCGTCAGCTGTAGCGAACTTGTCTCTCGGCGGCGCTCCCGGCTCGCTCGTGCCAACGGAGGCCTGCCCGCTGCACATCCTTTCTGCTCGCTACGTCAGTAGGCGCATGACCAATGCCGAACTTCAAGCAATGACCCTTTAAAGGATGATCGTGACATGGAAGCTCTACTTGGGTGGCTCAGAAGGTCTTTTGTGGCGGGTCCCGCATCGTCCATCAACGGGGCGATTGCGACGTTCAGCGGTACCGGAGGAAAAACCCTTCAAGACAGCGGATACACTGTCGCGGATGTGATCGCGGCGGCCGTTGCGGCGACCGTCGCGCCGCGCAATCTGCTCATCAATCCAGACGGGCGATTTAACCAGCGGGCACCAGCGACGAACGCCGATAACACATACGGGCACGACCGCTGGCTTGCGTTGACGCAAACATCGACAATTGCCGTCTCGACTGTGGTTGATGCTGAGAACGGAACGCCGCGTATGTGGCGGCTGACCCAAAGTCAGGCGACGGCGCAGCGCATGGGTTATGCGCAGTGGATCGAAGGTGCCAATTGCAAGCACTTGCGCGGCAAGAGCGTCACCCTGTCAGGGCGCATCAAGTTTTCGCTCAACGCCGCCGTGCGTTACGCGATCTGCGAATGGACTGGCACCGAGGATACGCTTTCGACCGCGCGCGATCCGGTCAACGATTGGACAAATGGCACGTTTACCGGCGGCAATTTCTTCAAGAACACGACGTTTAATATCCTAGCAACGGGATCGATAACGCCTTCAGCCGCGACATTGACAAATTTGGTGGCGCTCACGGCGACAATCGGAAATAGCGCGAATAATCTTCTAGTCTTTATTTGGACGGAGGGCACTGCCGCTCAAAACGCGACATTAGATGGCTCGCTTCAGCTTGAGATCGGTGCGGCAGCTAGCCCCCGAGAGATTAGGCCTGCGGGTGCAGAGTTTGCGCTTTGTAACCGCTACTTTTCCAAGACGTTCCCGCTTTCGGTCGGCGTCGGCGATGCGCTAGGCACGGGCGGCGCGGTGCAAACTACCCCACTAGGCGCGACGGGATATCTTTCGATGCAATGGTTTTACCCTCAGCGGATGCGGGGAATCCCGACGATCACGACATATAACCCGAATCCGGCCGGTGCCGGAGGAACCGCGGGGTATTGGGGCAATGCCGCTAATACCGCTAGCTCGCAGCCACTTGTTACGGGCGTTGGCGAGACGGCGGCAAATATATACTTGAACAACGCCGTATCTAAGGCGTGGACGAGTGAGGGGTGGGCTATTCAGGTAACGGCAGATGCGGAGCTTTAGATCATGAACATCGAACAAGTTGCACTATCTGCGTCTGGAACCGAATTCCTCGTCGTCATTGATGGTCGAGCGATGACTGTTCCAGACGATATGCGAAATTATCATCGCCAGCGCATTGAAGAGTGGATTGCCGCTGGCAATCAGCCGCTCTTGAGCACCGCGCCGCCGCCCGGATGTCCTGAGTAGAAACTTTTTATTGCGCTGATTCGGTTTCGAGTGGTGTTGCATCATTTAGGGCAATATGGGACGCTACGGATATCCGTTTGATCAATCCCATATTGGATAGCCTAGAAATGTCACATGCTCTTATGTTGGCTCATGCCCTTATCGGCACCGTCCACCTAAAGCTCGTACTCGCTGAGGGCCTAATTAATGGCGCGATTATCGCCATTGGCACTGGCGACACGAACGCGGCCGAGAAGGAAATTACCAAGGCGCGCGAAATTCTGACGGAGGCGATCCAAGAAACCTCTCGGCATCTACCCGACGCGGCGTCACATATCGCCAGCTAAATCGAGTTATATTTCGACCTTGAGCGCGCGGGATAGGATCGCCAGTCTCGCGCTTTTTTTATGCGTGCTTTGTAAAAGTTGACACCGGCAATAGCCGAGGCGCTCGTTTTCGCGCGTAATTAGACCTCGTCTTTCCTCACAATTTGAATGGAGACTAACGTGACCCAAGTGATCACGCGCAACGACCTTGCGCGCATGTACCCCGGTGCGCCTGCCGCCTGGCTCGACGCCTTCGTCAAACTCATCCCGATCCTGTTTCCGTTCTACAAGATCAACCGTCTGCGCTGGGTCCACTTCGTCGGGCAGATCGCGGCGGAGACCGACGGTCTCAAGCTCAATCCGATGCGCGAGAATATGAATTTCTCCGCCCCGCGGATGCTGGAGGTCTATTCGTATAGGCTGAACAAGTTCATCAAGGACAACAAGGAGCGAAACCCGCCCACGCTCGTTCTCGGCCGGACGTTCTCGAGCGCGGCCGCGCTGGCGAATGCGATCCAGTACAAGCCCGAACTGATCGCCGACATCGTCTATGGCAACCGCGAGGGAACGCCCTGGATGCAGGGCCATCTCTATATCGGTCGCGGTCCGACACAATGCACCCACCTCGACAACTACAAGGCTCTGCAGGCCGAGATCGCGCGCCAGCCTGGCGGTGGCGAATACGATCTCATCGCGAACCCGGATTTGCTCGCGACGGATCCCGAGCTTGGCGTCCGTGCCGCCTTCGCGAACTTCGAGAAGGAGGGTCTGTGGATCTGGGCGGATCGGGACGACTGCGATACGCTTTCGGACGCTCTCAACACCGGCAACGTCCACGATAAGGTGAAGCCGCTCGGCCTTCCGCGTCGTCGGTCGGAGACGGCTCGAGCAAAGGCGATCTGGCCGGCAGACGCCTGGAACGCTATCAGGAGCAATGCGACGGATGCCGAGATCGTCACAGGCTCAACCGCAGTTCCTGCGGCCGCTATCGGTCCGGTTCTCTCGCTTGGTGCGAACGGTCCGGACGTCGAGCGCCTGCAGAGCCGTCTGCGTGAGCTGGGCTTTCAGGTCGGTGATGTCGACGGTGACTTCGGAAAGCTCACCAAGAGCGCCTTGGTCGCGTTCCAGGCCGAGCACGAACTCGTCATCGATGGCATCGCCGGTCCGAGGACCTGGGACGTCCTGGCACAAGCCGGAAAGCGCGATCTCGGCGATCGCCAGGCTCTGACCGCGGCCGATCTCGCCGCGTCCGGATCGAAGACTATCAAGGTGACGCGCTGGGCGAAGCGCGGGCTACTCTCGTTCAAGCTTGGCGGCTTGTTCGAGATCCTGGACCAATCCTTCAGTCTCGGGTTCCTCGATCGCATCGTCTCGAAGGGCGAGCAGATTCAGTCGCTCTTTTCACGGACCAAGACGCTCGCGGAAAGCGCGGTTCCCGATGTCGCGGTGGCGGCTCCGACAGCCGGTTCGCACGGCATCATCATCGCCGCCTGCATCGTCTCGATGACTTTGGCGGCGATCGCGTACTTCGGCTTCAGCTCGATCGAAAAATCGCGAGTCAAAGACGCTCGCGAAGGCAACAACCTGGCGAGGTAGCGATGTCAGAACTTTCCGACGCGATCGCGTCCGCGCGCGCAGAAGCGAGTTCGCTCGCTTCTCAGGTCCGTATCGTATCGCAAGCGGCGCCGTCGCTAACGACGTGCTTGCTCGTCATCACCGTCGCTATCGGTTTCGTTCTCGGATGGTGGGTCTCGGGTCCGTTCCATCGACGCACGAACAACGCCGAATGGCGAGCCAACATCGCGGCACAAAACGCCGCCGTGCGGGGGATCATCGCTCAAGGCAACGCCGAGGGTGAAGAGGTCGACAACGAAGTGATCCGAACAATTGGAGACAGCTATGCCAAGCTCAAAGAGGCAGAAAAGCAGCTGCGCAAGATCCGCGAGCAGCCTGTTACTGACCGCTGTAGCGTTCCTGCTGACTGCCTGCGTGAATAAGGACGTGGTCGTCCATCCGCTCGCGTTTAAAGACATCGATCCGCAGCTAATGCAGAAGCCCGCTCTGGCAACATGCCAGAGGCCGGTCAAGCGCCCGGCGCCGTCCGGCGAACTGCGTTACGCCGTCGGCGAGTGGCAGGCCTACGGCGATTGCTTGGCCGCCCAGCGCGACGATCTCTATACGCGCCTGACAGGCCTCCAGCGCGCTGCCGCCGTGCGCCAGGCCGCGGCGAAGAAAGCTGCCGCCAAGGCGAAGCTTTGAGTCTCGAGTCGTTTGTTGCGTCGGAGTGGGCGGGTCCGCGTAGCGGCCGCCGGCATCAAACCCCAGGAGCCTAAAATGACTGACAACACCACTCCGACGTCGCCGGCGTCATGGACCGCGGGCTTGTCCGCGTTCGCCGCCGCTACCCTTGAAACCTTCACGGAGTCTCTCGCCGAGGTCACCGCCGCTATCCGTGAATGGCGGCTCCGTGACAAGCTCATCGCTTCCGGCGCGTTGCTGCTAGCCTTGAGCTGGCTGTTCGGGTTCGTCCATCCGCTGGACTACGTTCCGGAAACGACGTCGTCGGTCGAGAAGAAGATTTCCGCCGCTATCGATACGCAGCGCACCGATATGGTCGCGGAGATCGAGAAGCAGCGCGCCGATACCGTCCGCGCGATCGCGTCGACGACGCCCAGCACAGCCGAGTTCGGTGCTCTGCTGGTAACCGTCGCTGACATCAAGACGCGCTTGAGTGCTCTCGAGGCCGATGCTGTCGCGAAGGGGTGGCAAACTGAATCCATCAGTGATGTCCCCAAGAAGCGCGACCGCGTCGAGCCCGCTCGAAAAAAGCGACGTTAGGTGGGAGCGCTCGCCGATGACCATTTCCGATTGGGGGCAAGCGGTCGATGTCAAACGGCATAGATCCAATTCAGATCCTTCTCGATCAGGTTCGGGACCTGGGAGGGGAAGTGAGAGCGGTCAGGCAGATGCTTGGTGGCTTCGGCGAGGCTCTGCGGCAGGGCCATACCGTCCACCAGGAGATCAAGGCCCATATAATCCAACAGAACGGCACGAACCTGAATCTTCATGGTCGCGTGAAAGTGCTGGAGGCAGCGAAGAAGACCGAGGCCAAGGAGACGAAGTCATGGCTGGCGGAATGGACGGAGTTTCTCAACGCGTTCTGGCCGTACCTCGCCATCCTGATGGTCGTCGTCGCAAAGCTCGTTCTAGGTTCTGCCGGGCCTGCGACGCAGTTGATCGAACACTTAGGCGGAAAAGGGTAAGGGGAACCGCGATCGTGGTTCTCTTCTTGCTGATCGTCTTCTAGGAGCTGGCGGTCTTCTCCCCCCCGCCAATCAGCAGCTTCTAGTCGAGCCCCCGTTGCCGGACTTCCCGCCGGTAGCGGGGGCCTTTTTGCGTTTAGGCGAATGGATAGTTATCGCCTGGTTCCGGCGTCCGCGTCTGGTATGAAGCAAAAGTTTCCGCAGAAACTTCGCTCACGGCCTCAACCGTGGAGCCCGGGAATTTTTTGGCGAGCGTGGCTACCGCTTCCTCTTTTGTGAAGGCGGCCACGTAGTAGATCTGCACCATTTCCTGACCACCCGGGCTCATCGGCTGTGTGATCACTCGCACTGCCCAAAATCGCAGCGCGGTCGTCGTGTCATCGTTCATCAATTACTCCAACAGTTCACAATGATCGTCGCCACCGGAGCCCGCGCGAAGGCGGCGAGGGCAGGGCGTATAAGCTCGCTGCAGCACTCTGGCAATCGGAATTAATCAGCGAACAGATCGGCTTTCGTTAGTGCTCTGAATCGCATCGCAATTCGCGACGCGTCTCAATCCTTATTGGCTAACTCTAGAAGCACGTCGGCATGGCAGGGCTCGCCGGGCTTGCACCAACAGGCGAGGTTCTTGCCGCGAAGCTCGGCGAGCGGATAGCCGGTGCCGTTTGTCAGAAGTCCGATCACCCAGGACCTGAACTCGCGAACGACTTCAGCGGCGTCGTGATGCTTGGTGACGTTGAACGGGTTTCCCCACTTCGTCGACCGATCGACCTTCACGGTATCGGGTGGAATCCGCCATCCCTTGGTCCGCTTCAGTTGAATGCGAACCGGTGCCATTTACTCACGTCCCTTGCTGACGTGAAACGAGCATGTGTCATCGCGACGCGTCGATCGTCGTGCCAATTTGTCGGTTCCATTCTCTTCGGTGCGGAGCGGGACGGGCAGCCGAATCCGGCACTCCACCGTCTCGCCGTTCGCCCAGAGCAATCCAAATCCGCAGGTCTCGCACGTCGGTTTGCTTGTGCCTGCGAAGGGCTGCACGATCCAGGCATCGTCATCGCCGGAGTGCACAGCCTCAGCATCTTCGCGGCGAGCGTAGCGCGTGGCCTTCTCGCGATCGGATGTCCAATACGGTCCTAACTCGGACCAATGCCGCCACCGCGTACCGGTGCTATCTCCGACGATCCATCCTGATGTGTCGCTCAAGTTCCTTCCCCCTCTCGAGTGGGTGCTATTGCATTCCGACGGGTACTTCATCGCCGACCTGCGGCTGCTACTGCCGCTCGTTCGTCCCGCTTGTCGGTCCATTTTACGATTGCCTTTCCGTCCTTCTATCGGCCCCGGAACATTGCATGGAGCAGCCTAGCGGCGCGTCTTCCTTTCGGTGTTATCGAGACGATGGTCGATCCTTTCCGCCATCCCCACGTCGTCTCTGCGAGACCGCGGCCGCGCAGATCGTTCGCAAGTCTGATCGGATACGCAAAAACGCAATCAGGCTCCTTCGACATCGCTATCAACGCGGTGGCAGCGGTGCGTTCGGTGTTCATGATGCTTGTTTCCCATCTCCTGGTCGGATGATCGTTCTGTACTTTGCGGCTGGGAGATCGAGCAGCCTGCAGAACGCTTCGAACGCTTCGGCCGCGGTCACTCCGCCCATTACGTGTTCGCGGTCGTGGTAGAGAATGAAACTCCCGACGGCGAGGAGATCGCGCGATGCGAAGCCGCTATCGTAGCTTGGCAATCTCCCGCCCCGGCTGATGTAGTTGTCCGCTAGCGACGGCGCCTGGCGGAGCGGCAGTTGCTCGGGTCCGTTGAGGACGGTGGTTCGTTTCTTCGTCATCATGCCGCCTCTGTGAAGATCCAGTCCGAAAGGCGCAGCGTTCCTTTCGACGGGTACTCGACCAGCCCCAGCGTCTTCAGGCTGCTTACGGTGTTCGAGAAGTGAGAGGCGTTGACGCTCAGCCCAGCCGCGGCGGCGACGTCGGCGCGGTTCATCTCGTTGCCGGCCGATAGCGCGTCGTAGATTTTCATCTGCGGTCCGGTTAGCCGCTCGCGCACGATATCGAAGGCAGGCCGTTCGAACGTGACCGTGCCGGAGACCGCTATTCCTTCTGGCGTCATCTCGATCAGTCCCGGTTGCGGCGGGTAGATCACGAGCCCGGCCGTCCTCAGCGATGACACCGTATTGCTGAAATGGCTGGCATTCGGGCTGAGCTGGGCGATCGCGGCGACCATCGGGCGGCTGGGCTGCAGGTGGCCCAGCGCTCGCCACCATGCCAGCGCGTTGAGTACGCGGCGCTGGGGTCCGGTAACGTCGCTATTCGAGGTCTCGCCGCGGTCGTGCGGTTTGACCAGCGCCCGAAGCTCCGGCGCTTTCGGCACGGGCCGGACGTCGCGCACATTTGTGCCAACAGCGGGCCGCGGCGGCAGGGCGGTCAATGTGGCGTCGCCCGGCTTAACGCTCGCCACGGCTGCAGCTACGCGCGACAGCGCGCGCTTCTCGCCCTCGGCATCGCCGACGCGGCGACCTTCCTCGAAAATTCGCGGACGCTCTTCGGCCAATGCCTTTGACACGGCGGTTCGGACCTCCTGGGCGACCAGCGTGGCGGAAAGGGCATCTGCGGCGGTTGGGCTTCGAGTTGTTGTAGCGCCTAGTTGACGCTTCAAATCCGCAACCTGGGCCTTCAGCGCCTTGGGATCGTTCGCTTCGGCCTCAGCGACGGCATCTCCGATGATGGCTCGGAGTTCGGCAGCATCGACGGGCGCCATCTTGACGTCGCGGCCGACGTCGTCACCGGTCGGTGTTTTCGCGTTGTCGTAGGTCGCGAACTTCGGAAACTTGATCTGCTGAAAGATCCGGGCTTCGCCCGAGCAGAGCCAGCCGGTTCCCGTCGGTAGCGACGACATCGAGCTTTCGACTTTGGCGGCCGTCGCCTTGTCGGCGTTCGACTTCAGCCAAGCGATGACCGGCGCCTTGTCGGCGGGCGTCGATAGCCGGTGCGCGATCAGCGTCTCGCAGCTTCCGAGGACCGCGTTGTGCAGGTTCTGGACGCGCTGGGTCGCAACGATCAGCCGGATGCCCTTGGAGCGGCCGGCCGTCGCCAGCTTCTTTGCCCAATGGATCGCCATGTTCTCGGCACCGAACCCAGCGCGTTCTTTGGGCGCGACCTCATGCGCTTCCTCGATGACGAGATACAACACGCCCTTGGCATGGCGCATTAGTGCCGGCGCGAAGTCGGAGAAGAACTTCTGGACGCCGCCGGGCTCGAAGTCCGCCATGTCGATAATCGACAGCGGCAGCTTTCCCTCACCGACGAGCTGGCCGATGGCTTTGCCCGCGGAGGCGTGCAGCGGGACGTGTCCGCGCGGTCCGCCGAGGATCTTGAACGGCAGTCCCGGCTCGGTGCCGTTAGAGCTCGATGTGATGCCCCACCAGTCGGACTTGATGGTGTCCAGGATGCAGACGGGGTACCCAGCGCCGACAACTTGCTCCACGGCGAGCTTCGAGGTCGAGGTCTTGCCGCTACCGGTTTTCCCAATGATCGCGGTGTGCTGGGCGAGAACTTCTGGGGGGATGGCTGGTTTCGTCATAGCGGCCCGCCTTTCTTCAGTTCGATGCGTTGTCGATAGCTATCGGCGGGCTCGACGAGGACGCGGACCGGCACTACCGCTTCGAAGATCGGCTCCGCTTGCTCTCCGTTGGCTTTCTTGGCGACGTCCAGGGCCTCGTTTTGGAAATGAAAGACATCGTTGGTAAAGACGCCCTGGCAGCTGTTCCAAAGCGCCCAGCCTTCGGCACCGTCCTGCATTTGATTGCAGGCCGGGCAAACGTGGCCGAGGTCTGGGAACCGCTCGCTGGGCTTCGCCACGAAGCCGCGCGGGTCCGAGGGATCGAAGAAGTGACCGCAGTCCCGGCACTTCGGTGCTCGAGTCGGCGCATCGTCGTCCGGAGAGAAGTGTTGATGTACGAGTTCTCGATCGACGCCGATCAGGACTTCGTCTTCGTCGGTGATGACGGTGAGCTTGCCGTCGTCGTCGCGCAGGACGCGCACGGTGGCGTATGGATGTCCCGGATCTCGCATCCAGCCCGTCCACAGAACGGGGAGGCTGACGATCTCGGGCGCCCGCTTGACAGGGGGCAGGGTGGTGGATTGCATAGGCATCGGTCTCCTGGATGGAGGCCGGTTGTTCTCGCGTTCTCTCGCTGCCAGGGACCTTTGAAGAACGTTCCGCGAAGGGTTGTGCCCGCTTTTGTGCGCGCTCCTATTCGCGTTGTTCGCTTTGTTCGCCTAGCGTTCGATCCGGGGAGGACCGCCGCAAGGCGTAAAAGTGTGATGTTTCAAAGGGACTTATTGGTAGCGGGAGGCGGACTTGAA